TGAACCAACCTTTCTTTAGTTTGTTATAGTAGAATACTAACACACACCACTGACATTTTCAAGGGGACAATTCGGACATATGGGATAAATTGAAAAAAATCTTTGTGACCTTGCTCACAAATATGTGCTCATTATTAGAACAGATGTTCGATTTTAAAATGCTGCATCATACAAAAATTACAAATATTAACAAAAATCCTAATTTTAAAATGTTAATTAGAAATGTGGTACAATATATCTATGAACATTAACTACTACGGAAATAATACGGATACCCATAAAAAGTGTAGTATCTGTAATGAGCTGAAAGCTAGATCAGAATTCCATAAATCTGGGGATAGAAAAGATGGTTTAAGCGGATACTGTAAACCATGCAAATTAGATCTTAATAGAAAATGGCGGGATAGCAATCCAGATAAATGGCAGGACACCTTGGATGCAAGAATTTGGTATACCAGAAAAAAGAAATATGGAATATCTAAAGAAGATTTTTTTGAAATGCTAGATAACCAAAAAAATAAATGCGGGATATGCCATAAAGCAATAGATGAGTCTGCAGCCGTAGATCATTGTCACACTAGTAATAAAGTAAGAGGACTTCTCTGTAGGAATTGTAACGCTGGTATAGGATTATTTGAAGATAATGTTGATTACCTCTCTAATGCTATATTATACATAAATAAACAGGGCTAATAAGAATATTTGCTATATAATGTCTATATAACTTATAATTGATTATCTACGTCTAAAATATTTAAGGAGGACGGGATGACAAAACAGCAATATCTAGCTGATACGCTACAAAAGCTTATACAGTCAGGAAAGTACTTTAATAACGGTACTATAAATTTCGACGGGATAGCACAAGAACTTCTTCTTGCCTTAGAGAGTTTTACTCAAGAGTAATATCTACTGTTGTTCTCTCTAATTCGGCGGGAGTCCATAAACCTACTTTAGAATCTCCCATATAACCCTTAGCCATTCCTTTGGCTACCATTTGATCATTTATGGAAATATCACTATTGATATAGATCTTACCTAGATATCTACCGTACTTATCTGGTTTAAAGACTTCGAGTTTTACGAGCTTCCCCGCCAAAAGTTGAGTTAGGTATGCTTTTGTAGCCTTGCCATACGGAGTATTCTTTTCGGCTGTATCTACTCCTACAAGGCGAATACGCTCTGATCTCCATACTTTAAATCCAAGGTCTATAAAGACATCTACAGTGTCGCCATCGACGACTTTTTCGATTTTAGTGTAATATGTGTACATTATTTTATAAAGCTCCCATTCCAGAATTTATCCATATCGTTATTTTCGTCTGTATCGTTTTCGGCGTTCACTAATCCATCTGGAATAGCCGCTAATCTACACATACCATTTTCTTCTACATTAAACGATAGGATCTTACATCCTAATTCCATACTCCCAGGAATTTCTACATGGAAAGAGCAATTTCCGCATTTTACCCCTATGGATGCATTTTCATTATCTGAACCTTCTTCATATCCGACCCATACACTCCCGCTGCCTTTATCAAATGGCCCAAATTTTTGGACTACTCCAAGGAGGGCATCATGATAGGCTTTTTCAACGGGGGTTAATTGGTCATATAGGTTCATATAGCTATTATACAGGAGTGTCTTCATCGTCGGCGGCGCACTGATCACTATATATGATAATATAATCATATGAAGAATGATGGTAAATGTGATAGGGAAGAAGGACCCGACTGGCTAGATCTCTATCCAGATGATATAATATAGTTAGCACTTCAGTACGGCGTATATTCATATAATGTTCATATCTAGTTATCTAAATATGGGTGTATACCAGCAGCCCCATATTGTATACTAGAGTTACTATGAGAAATAAATCTATAGTCATAACGCTAGCATTGGTTGCTGGCATCTTTACATCACATCCCGCCACCGCATCAGAAGATGTAGTTGGATCGGGATCATCATTTATAGCGAACTACCTTGAGGCATGCAGAATTAGCTATGCTAAGGTAACTGGAAACACCATCACCTATTCTTCATTAGGATCTGGTGCTGGTAGATCACAATTAAACAATAAGATCATCGACTTTGCTGGAACAGATACCCCATATAATCCAGGAGAATTAAAGCCATCTGGTATAGTCTACATTCCTTTTATTGCTGGCCCTATCGGAGTCATCTATAGACTTGATGGATATTCAAAGCCTATACAACTTAAAAAAGAAACATTGGCAAACATCTTTGCAGGAAAGATCACAAAGTGGAATCACAAGTCGATTATTGCAGATAACACAATTAAGGGAGTCAAACCAAAGATTCCAGCAACAGCTATTCGAATTGCTTATCGTGCAGACGGATCTGGAACAAGTCAGATATTTACAGAATATTTAAATTCAGTAGCCCCAACGATTTGGACTAAAGCAGGCAATAAAGACTTTAAGACTGCTTATCCTGGAACATTGTCTTTTACTTCACAGGCAGGGTCAGGATCTCATGGAGTCGTAATGATAGCCCGTCAAATGAATGGCGTAATAACATACGCAGAGTCTTCCTTTGCGGGTGGATTAAAACTTGCCTTAATTGAAAATGGTGCTGGTAAATTTACTGCCCCTACTTCAAAAGCAGCATCTCAATTCCTTAGTGATTTTGAGCCATTGGCTAACGGACTCATAAAGGCAAACTATAACAATAAAAACCCTTTATCGTATAACTTATCAGCATTTAGTTATATAGTTGCATTTAAGGAAAATACGCCAAGAAATGACGCAGTTAAAGAATTTATATCATTTGCTGTGACTAAATGTAATAAGGAGGCTGTGGCTACTGGATACTCTCCTTTAGTTGGACCAGTACTTGCTATTGCCAAGTCTAAAATAGCCGAAGTCTCTTCTGGCGAGTAAATATCAAATTTGATATAATAGGTTTAGCACTCTGCTTCGGGGAGTGCTAAATCTAACTCGCTTAATAAAGGAGCAAAAATGGTAAATTATATCAACTCAACGGTCAGCGTTTATGACCCATTCAAGTTCGTAGACCAGCTATGGAATCAAACTGTAGCATCTGCGGCAACATCATGGCAGGATTCATATCCTCCATTTAATATCAGAGAAATTGATGAGGATACTCGTGTGCTTGAACTGGCTACCGCTGGTTTTGCAAAGGACGAAATCGCTATCAAGATCGAAGACGATGTTGTAACAATCTCAGGAGAAAAAGCTAAGCAGGACGAAGAGCCAAAATACCTACATAAGGGTATTGCAACTCGTAAGTTTGCCAAAACTATTACTCTTTGGGAGTATTGGGAAGTAGACTCTGCTGACTATAAGGATGGAATCCTCAATGTAGTTCTAAAAAGAGAGATTCCAGAAGAGAAAAAGCCTAGACAAATTAAGATCAAGTAGGCTATAATTAATATGTGCACCGCCGTGTTACTTTCCGTTCTACCTTTCTTGCGGATAGCTTAGTGCGGGCATAAGGGCCCTGAGCATGGCCATGTAAACTGCTCATTTTTCTATTCCTGATAGAATAGAGGTATATCCACTGAGGATATTTTAAAGGAGAAAACATATATGTCAATAAATAAAGCAATGCTAGATTCATATGCCCGTAACCTTGCAGGTCAAGTAATCGGTGCAATTGTAATCGTAATGCAAACAGCAAATGTCGGATCACCAGTTGATTTTGGTTCATCTGAATGGCTACTTGTTGCAAATGCTCTTTGGTCTTCCGCCGTTCCAACATTAATCCGTTGGGCGAATAAGAAGGATCCAGCATTTGGACGTGTAGCAACATCTGTAGTTGCGGAAGCAACTAAGAAGCTAGAAACAGCAGCGACTGCTTCAGCCGCAAAGAAGACAGCAGCAAAGAAAACTGCAGCTAAGAAGACGGTGAAGTAGTAGTGGGAGCAAAAGGGTCTTTAGAAGCAATCATTGAGGTTGCTAAAAAAGAAATAGGAACTATCGAGGGACCTAAAGATAACGAAACCAAGTATGGTAAATGGACTGGTGCAAACTTCTTGCCTTGGTGCCAATCTTTCGTTTCATGGTGTGCATTTACTGCAGGCCTAGACGCAAAGAAATACCCAAAGACTGCAGCAACTGTTGCAGCTTCAGACTGGTTTAAGAAGAATAATCGTTGGGCAGATGCTCGTAACGATGATCCTACACCAGGAGATTGGATTTATTTCGATTTCCCAGATGATGGAGTCAACAGAATTTCACACGTTGGACTTTGCATCAAGAATAACGGTGATGGAACAATTCAAGTTATCGAAGGTAACACTTCAGGAACTGCTAAGGGAGATCAAAGAAATGGCGGAATGTGCGTAGAGAAAACTCGTGCATACGTAAAGAATAACAAGAAGAAGCTAATTAATGCTGTAGTTGGTTGGGGACGCCCAGTTTATGCTGGAGAAGAAAACCTGCCACTACTATCTAAAGTTGGATCTTCTGACGCTCCAGCAGCACCTGCTAAGCCAGTGGCACCAAAAGCACCTGCTGCGCCAGCACAGTTCGTTGATCTTAAAGTTGGTGCAAAAGGACAAAAAGTAAAAGTTGTTCAAACTGCACTAAAACTTAAGGCTGATGGCGAGTTTGGTCCTGCAACAGAAAAAGCTGTAAAGGCTTATCAGAAGGCCAAAGGTCTTCCAGAGACTGGTATTGTTGATCAAAAAACATTCAAGGCTCTAAAGGGCTAATAAGCTCTAAAAAAATATCCCCTAGGAGAAATCCTGGGGGATTATTTTTTAATACTCTTCGTCTTCGAAGTCATCTTCGTATTCTTCTGCCTTTTCAGTTGACACCTCTAACACCTCTGTGTTTTCAGCAGAACCGAGAAGATCGAAAGAATCGATGATGGAATCAATATTGTCGACTTTGTTGATATCTACTTCTAGATTCAATGTTACGAAATATTTAGGCATCTTCATCCTCCACTAGTGATGGCGGTGGTGTAAGGATCTTACCTTCTGCATGAAGATTTCGAATCTCTAAGGCCTCTTCGCCCTTACCAACACCGTCGGCTATAATCATAAGCATATCATACACTCTTGATAGTTGTATATAGATTCCAAGTAAAATATTTTCGTTTTCTTCAGCCATTCAATTCTCGTTCCATTGTTTTATATGTTTCCAGTCCTACATACACTCTATCATTACATTCTAGGCAAAATAGGTATACACCGTCATCGTCAAAACCAGATAGTAGCTTGACACTGCACGAAACATTATGTGAAAAGTCTGTGCGAGTATCAAGCCACTGTCTTACGACTCTGATATCAATTACCCCAGTGTTATCTATTTGCATAGATTAACTGTATCATTTGATTTTACCGAATGTCAAGCTTCGACTGGTATTTTATAAGGGGTTAGATCCACTTTAGGGAAGTTAAGTACCCATGTTTTGGCTTTCTGGATTGAATTGGTCCATGAAGACCAATCTCCTCCACCCTGAGACATATGAAATGCAATTTCTGCATTGGTAACTGGATTTAGCAACTCCTTATTGCTATCAAGCCCGAACTTCTTACGACGCTCTGGCCCTAGGTTTCCAATCATGTTGATTTGGAAGATCCCGTAAGAACTATCTCCAGTCTTTGTATTACCATTATATGCCACGGGGCGGCCATTGGACTCCGTTTTTGCGATAGCCCAGGCCTTCTTAAGCTCATTACCTTCAAAGCCTACTAAATACAATAAAATAGCAAGGTCTTCGTCAGTTAACTTCTTAGCCTTTTTAAATTGCTCAAGCTTATTAGTTCTAGCTTTCACAATTTCCATGGTTTTCTTTAAAGATTCAAGATACTCCTGATATTCACGAGTAGTCTTTAAATCTTCTAAGTTACTTACCTTTTTTAACGGTTCTTTTGTATATCTACTAAAATCTATACTAGGAGTAATATTAATTCCTAATATAAATATTAATAAATAACTAAGTAACCTAATACTTAGGTTTTTACTCATATTATTATAATAACCTCTTTCTTGTACCTTGTCAAGACTTTTTTTTAAAAAATCTTTGTGATATACTGAAAATATTCTGAAGCGAAAGGTAATACCCCTTGCATATAAGTTTTTTTACATCCGAATCTGGATATAATCCCGCCGTTGGATACGGCCAGGCCAGCATGGGCATAATCACTTCCCTTCAGAAATTAGGTCATTTGGTCACCCCAAACAACGCTAAAGCTGATCTTCAGCTTAATTTCATATCACCCATCGCATACAAATACAACAGGCCTACTCAATATACTATCGGATATACACCGTGGGAGTCAACCCTTTTGCCTCATTTCTGGAAAGAAAATATGAATCGGTGTGATGAAGTATGGGCAACATGCGCTTTCAATGCTTGGGTATATAAAGAGCAGGGTGTAACAAGACCAATAAAGATTTATAGGCATGGACTGCATGACGTATGGAAAAATTCTACAAAAAGAACTGTTGGATCAAAGTTTAGATTTTTACACATTGGTGAACCATCAGAGAGAAAAGGTGGAAGTTTAACTGTAAAGACATTTATAGAAACATTCGGAAATAACCCTGATGTCGAATTAACTGTAAAGTGTCATGAGACAAGTACAATAAGGGTTTACGATATGTTTGGCGAAAGAGTTGATTTCTCTAAATATCCTAATATTAAGTTTGTCTCAAAAGAAATGTCTGATGAAGAGCTAGTGATGCTTATGCATTCTCATCACTGTTTGATCTACCCGTCCTACGGAGAGGGTTTTGGTTTTATTCCTATTCAAGCAATGGCGACGGGAATGCCAGTAATTTGCACAGAGGCTTGGGCACCATATAAAGAATTTATAACCCTAAAGCTACAGTCAACACTTGGAGATTCTCCTTGGCCATTAATGCTTCCAGGAAAAATGTTTCATCCAGATGTCGACCACTTAAAATATTTAATGACAGAAGTTGTTTATAAATATGATCAGTATGTTGAAACTGCCCTGAGTAATCTAGATGAAATGTATAAACAATATGATTGGCTTACCTTAACCGAAAAAGCTTTTGCCCATTTAAAAAACATTGCATAAACACTTCCGCACTCGTAAAAGCTTGTGGTAAGATTGTATCTCAACAAAAAATTTATTAAGTGCCAGGAGGCACTAGAAGGAGTTTCACAAAAATGTCGTTACCATCACCTTATCAGGAATTTATTGCTCTATCTCGCTATGCAAGATATATAGAGTCAGAGAATCGTAGAGAAACCTGGGGTGAAACTGTTGATCGATATTTTGGATTCATGACAAACCACTTAGGTAAAAATCATGGATATACTCCAAAGCCAGAACTACTAAAAGAACTTCGTGAAGCAGTTTACAATCTTGACATTATGCCATCAATGCGTTCTGTCATGACTGCTGGAGCAGCACTTGAAAGAGATAATGTGGCAGGATACAATTGCTCATTTGTTCCAGTAGATTCACCAAGATCATTTGATGAAACAATGTATATTCTAATGTGTGGTACAGGTGTTGGATTCTCTGTAGAGTATAAGTACATTAATAAACTTCCCGCCGTTCCAGAGAAGCTAGAAAAGACAACAACTACAATTGTAGTAGAAGATTCTAAGCAGGGTTGGGCAAAGGCATACAAGGAACTACTTGCTATGTTGTGGGCAGGACAGATTCCAGTAATTGATGTTTCAAGGTTGCGTCCAGCAGGAGCTAGACTTAAGACAATGGGTGGACGTTCATCTGGACCACAGCCACTAGTTAACCTTTTTGATTTTACAATTGCAAAGTTTAAGAATGCAACTGGTCGTCAACTAAAGCCAATTGAATGCCATGACATTATGTGCAAGATTGGTGAGATTGTTGTAGTAGGTGGCGTTCGTCGTTCTGCTATGATTTCTCTTTCAAACATTAACGACATTGAAATGGCACAAGCAAAAACTGGTAACTGGTGGGAGAACAATTCACAACGTGCACTCTCAAATAACTCAGTTGCATATTCTCGTAAGCCAGAGATGGAACAGTTTATTGCTGAATGGAAGAATCTATATGACTCAAAGTCAGGAGAGCGTGGTATCTACAATGTTAATGCTGCACAGAAGCAAGCATCTCGTTGGGGCCGCAGAGATCCAGAAATCCATTACGGTACAAACCCTTGCTCAGAAATTATTCTTCGCCCATACCAATTCTGCAACTTGTCAGAAGTTGTTATTCGTGAGCATGACACAAAAGAAACAATTGCTAACAAGGTAAGACTAGCTACAATCCTTGGCACATGGCAATCTACTCTTACAGACTTTAAGTATCTTCGTAAGATCTGGAAGGATAATACAGAAGAAGAAAGACTACTAGGAGTTTCCCTAACAGGCCAGTTTGGACATAAGTTCATGTCTGGAAAGGAAAACCTAAAAGATCTAGAAGGATTCCTAGAAAGACTTCGTGAGTATGCTCGTGAAATCAATACAGAAGAAGCAGCATCAATCAATATTCCTGCTTCTGCAGCGATTACTTGCGTAAAGCCTTCTGGAACCGTCTCACAACTTGTAGGTGTATCTTCAGGAATGCACCCATGGCACAGCGAATATTATGTTCGTACAGTAAGAGCGGATAACAAAGATCCTCTTACAGAGCTAATGAAGGCATATGAAGTTCCAAATGAGCCAGACTTTATGAAGCCAGACTCTACAACAGTATTTTCATTCCCAGTAAAGGCACCAGA